GCCGTTGAATGGCAAGGCATGACCAGAGGCGAGCTGGCAAACCGCATGGATGCGGATGGCATCCTTCGCGCCCATACCGTCCGCTGCCTCCTCGGGACACCGGGGACGCGCAACGGGAGGCGCAAGCCCGCGTTTGACTCCGCGCTCGCAATCGCGCACGCTGCCGGATTTGAGTTGATTCTGAGAAAGCGGAAGGTACGATCATGACAGAAGACGCACCCCACTACAGGGGGAAGGGGGATGTCCGCGACCTTGTCGCACGCCGCGAGAAGACCCTGCACCTTGCCAGCCTTGAGCGAGCCGTTTACGGCGGCTGGGACATTCCAGCCGAGGCCGCCAAGTCTGCGCCCGCCTTCCTGCAGGACGTGATGAACGACCCGAACATGGATACCCGCACCCGCGTGCGAGCCGTGGAAGTCCTTGCATCCCTGTCCCGTGACCGCGTAGACGCAACCGTGCAGCTCGACCGCATCCTGCGCCTTGACGCTGGTACGGCAACTGACCGCGTGGAAGTGATCCACGACCTTGGAGATCAAGCCCTTGATGCCGTCGCTCAAAGCCTCAACCAGATCCAACCAGCCCCCAAGTGCCTTCCAAAGCCAAAGCGAAAACCAAAGCGCAAAGCCTGACCCCGGAGCAGGCGGTCGCCGCAGCGCGGGAGAACCCGGTTGCCTTCTTAGCCTTGTGCCTCGGCAAGCCCGCCTCCGACCTTCAGCGCAGGCTGCTCGCGCACGCGCTGAGTCATCACAGTTGGTACGCGGAAATCCCACGTGGTCACGCGAAGACCAGCAGCCTTACATATTTAGCCGCGTGGTGGCTTGGTCGCCGCCCAGCGACACGGTTTAAGCTGATCGGGCAGAACGACGAAGCCGCAAGCGCCACATCCCGCTTCCTGCGCGACATCATCCGCAGCCCCATCTACCGCGCCACCTTCCCGCACGTTGAACTCAAGCCCGGAGAGGACACCGTGATGGCGTGGTCAATCACCGCGCCCGGGGTAGGGGCGAGGCGTGACCCGTCCGTTCAAGCCTCCGGCATCTTCGGCAGAACGGGCGGACGCGCCGACGTTCTTTGGCCGGATGACATTTGCGACCTACGAAACGCCGTCCTCCAGCCGACCCTCCGCGCACAGGTCAAGGAGGCGATGAACAACATCTGGCTCCCCATGCTTGACCCGTCCGCCAAGCACCCCGCCCGCATCTGGCGCACAGCGACCCCCTTCCATACGGACGACATTACCGCCGACTGGCGCAGGGAATGCGAACGCGCTGGCACGCTCTTACGCGAGCCTTGCCGGGGACTGATTAGCCCGTGGCCAAGCGTGTTCACGCCTGAGATCCTCGACCAGAAGCGCCGCGAGATGGGGCCGATGGCATACGCCAGAGCCTACGAACTCGTTCCGCTGTCCTCCGACCTCCTGATCTTCCGACCGGAGTGGACGCGCTACTACCGCTCCGGGACGGTTCCCCTCGGCACGCGCACGGTCGCCGCTATCGACTGGGGGTACGGAAAGAAGCGCCAAGAGCGCGACGACCCCGACTACTCGGTCTGCATCGTGGGCGAGGTCGACCAAGCCCGCAACCTGTACCTGACCGACATCCTGCGCGTCCGCGAGTCCTTCCCCGACTTCGCCCGCATGGCGAAAGACCTCGTCGAGCGCCGTGGCGTGGGCATGGTGCTGGCGGAAGCGAACGGGCCGCAGAAGGGCGTATTCGACCAATTCCGCCAAGACTGCCACCAGCCCGTCATTGCCGTCACCCGTACCGCCGACAAGCATTTACGCGCCGCCGCCGCACAGCCGTTTGTTGAGCAGGGGAAGCTCCTGTTCCCGCAGAACCATGACGGGCAAGTCCACGCCGACTTCCGCTCCACCCTTGACGAAATGCTGGCGTTCCCCGCTGGCAGTCACGACGACACGGTCGATTGCATCGTTGACCTCTGCACCGCAGCGTCGAGCGGCACGGTGGTGACCTCAGGCGGCGCGGTCACCGTGGCGACCGACACGAGCAGGATGTTCGATTCTCGCGCAGTCAAGCGCAGAATGTTCGGTTGAATCGGTACGATGCTTGCGGACTACTCAACAAAGGAACCACATGAGCAAGCAAGACATCGAGAAGCGTTTGGGATTCGCGGCGCAAGGCGTGAAAGACATTTTCGCGGCAGATTGGCTTCCACAGATATCGCAAATGCTTAAATATGTTTCAAGCGAGCGCCATAGGGTCACAATGTGGATTTCAAGCCCAACGACCGTAAAGGTAGCAGGGGCTTATCGACAATCTAAAAGCCCTACATTGTCTCCCGGCGCGGCTATTCCTTCCAATGTTGCGACCTACCTCTATAACGCCGCAGGCATTCCAAACAAATACAACTACACCTTCAAAGAGAATTCCCCTAAAGAGGGACAAGATACGCTCATTATTACTGTTGATGGATTGCCAGCTGAGATCGTTTCTTATTTGAAGGCGTGGGGTATTGGTAGTAGTCCTAAATCGTTTGCAGGATTCAAAGGCTCCCGTCCCGGCGCGAAAGCGAAGTTTGCTACGGAAGTCGGTCGCAAGGGCAACAAGTCCGCGATGATTTCCCGCGACGCAACGGGAACTTATTACGCATACGTTGTGCAGCGCATTGAAACGGGCATCGGCAAGGCCGAAGATATGCTCGGCACGATGCGGGCGTACTCAACGGAAGATCGCGCAAAGCGTGCCGCAATCAAGGCGCTTGATACCAGCGGCTTCACCGCCGCCCGCCACAACGCAAAGAAGGCATCCACCGATTTCGACCTTGCCGAAGCGTGCTGGGAAGGCTACGAGGCGGTAGGCACGAAGAAGAAAGACGGCAAGACCGTCCCTAACTGCGTGCCGAAGAAGAAGGCCGCACGCCCGGGCGTGAAGGCAAAGTTTGGCACAGACTCAATTTCAGTAAACATGATCGCCAAGCGCATGGTTTCAAAACTGAAGAAAATTGTTCCTAACGAGGGGCTTGAGCAATTCCACAAGCGATTGCTTGCCCGGATCAACGAGATAGTCAAAAGCACAGAGGAAGCAATTCGCAATCCAGATGACGCAAATCTTCAATGGACAATTCAAGAGTTGAAAGATGTCATCCGAGACGAAGCGGGCAGTAGTGGGTCATTAAATAGGGCGACTGGCGTTTGGCTTGGTTCCCGCCCCGGCGTGAAGGCGAAGGCGTGAGCCAACGCAAGGACATCATGCGCCGACTGGGTATCTTCGCCCTGCCGACAAGCAAGCGCAAGCTGACCATCGACCAAGCCGAAGCAGCGCTCAAGCGCCTTGGGTATACGCTTGACTTCCGCAGCGGGCAGACCAACCCGCCAACGTGGCAAACCTCCTACGAGGTGAAGCAGCCGAACGGCGTTGTCAAGCGCATGACGGTAGACCAGATCAAAGCCTTGATGCAGCGGTCGAGGTTCGATAGCAACTGCGGTATTGGTAAGGGCGGATTCAAACCCGGCAACACCTGCGGAGCTGAAGGCGGCGGCGGTGGCGGTTCGTCATCGAAGCCAAGCGACACCGTGCGCGGCATTGAAGACCGCGCCAAGGCGGCTGGGAAGTCGTTCACGGAGCAATGGCTATCGGAAACCCGCTCCGACATTACCCGCCAGTACGACCAACGCGATGCGCGGGAGGCAAAAAAGGCGGCGGACACCATTCGCAAGAAGGAAGCCGAACTCGCCGAAGTGAAGCGGCAAGGCCCACAGGCACGCGCTGGCGGGTTGCCTGAAAAGGCGAAGACCATCCGCGCCCTTGAAGGTCAACTCGACAAGGCAAAGCAGGACGTGGAAACCCTACGCAAGCAGCATGAAGCCGCTGCCAAGGCAAGCGAAGCCGCAATGCGTACTATGCGCGAGAAGCGTGCAGCGCAGAACACCCCAGAGGCTAAACGCGCTGCCGACATTGCACGCTCCAACAAACAAGCCCTCAGCATGGTGAATCGAGAGCGCAAGCAGCGCGGGCTTCCACCACTCAACAAACTCCCGGATTAAGCAATGCCCGACCCGATCAACAACCCGCTCTCGCAACGTCAGTCGATCCCCGGCGCAGGATTGCCACCAACCAAGCGACCGCGCAAGCCGCTACCGCCTCCGATTGATCGTGGACTGACCGGGCCGCTCGCCATGCCCGTGGAAGTGCAGCGGACGTTCTTCCGTACCGCCAGCCTGATGCTGCGGAACTCCAGCCTTGCGTACCGCCTCGACCCGAACTATCAGGCGATGATGCGGGCAGACGCGGACATTGAGGGCGTGCTGCGCTCCCTGCTCGTGACGCTTGCCGGGTTGGAGTGGAACGTGCTTTCTGACGACGAATCAGACCCGCGCCTCGTCAAGCTCGCCGAGCGCATTGCTGAGATCATCGGAGCAGCCCCGCGCCGTAGCGATATGTTCCGCTCCCTGCACGAAGCCGTCTGGTACGGGTGCAGCGCCGTGAACGTGGTCTACGACCGCGACCCGCGCCTTGGGGTACGCATCCGCGAATGGCTCCCGCTCGCCTCCGATACCCTCGCCTTTGACCAGACCGGGAACGTGGCGATGCGCGTTGGTAGCGCCTATATCAATCAAGCCTCGATCACCGACCTCGGCTTTGACTCGCTCGTCCACCTGTTCGACGACAACGAACGCCGCGCCATTGTCCTGCACCGCGTCTTCACGACCGCGCCTAACTTCATCGACCCGAACAGCGCTGAGACGGTTTACCGTGGCGTAGGTGCGCGAGATGTCTGCTGGTACATCTGGCTCTTGAAGCAGGAAGTCCTACAGAACGCCGCCGCCTATGTGGAGCGGTACGCCCTCGGCATCCGCGTTGGGTACTACCCAGCCGGGAACGATGCCGCCAAGAGCGAGATGATGACGATTCTCCAGAATCTCGTCAACGACAACTCGGTCGTCCTGCCCCGCATTTCGCCGACCGAGTCCATGTACGACATCGACATCAAGGACGCGAACGGTGGCCGCGCCCAGATCTTCATGGATTTGGTCAACTGGCTCTCGGGCAAACTCAAGGAAGCGATCCTCGGTCAGTCGCTCTCGAGCGAGGCTGGCGGGACGGGTATGGGGTCAGGCGTTGCCGACCTCCACGCCGATACCCTTTCCCGCGTAATCCGCTATCACGCGGATTGCCTTGCGGAGAGTCTGACCACCGACCTTGTCCGCATCATTGCCGGGATGCTGGGAGCCTCCGAAGAGGATGCTCGCCGCATTCGGTTCGTCTTCGCCCCAGAGCGCCCGAACCCCAAGGAGCGTCTAGAAGCGATTCAGACGTTTATTTCGATGGGTGGCCGCGTCAGCGAGCGCGAAGTCCGCGACCTCCTCGGTCTGTCCGACCCAGAAGACGGGGAATCCGTCCTCGGCGGTCAAGCCGCAGGCAGCGCGGGCGCGTCAAGCAACCCGCTCTCCGCCATGCTCGGGCAGGGCAACGAGAGCGAGGGCGACGAGCCAGCCCCTGAAGCGCCGAAGGTAGCCGCCGTCCGCAAGCGCAAGCGATGACCAAAGCCGAACTCGACAAGCACCTCCGCAAAGTCCTGCGCCAGTCGCAGCAGGCGTACCGCCGTGCGGTCGCGGCTCAGGTCAGGGGCGAAGATGCCCTCGCCGCGTGGGCGGAGTTCCACGAGGCAACGGCGGCGCTCCTGATGGCATCGTGGTTGTTCGGGGCGCGGGACACGGTAGACACCGCCAAGATCCCGGACGGGGCTATCGAAGGAATGCTCGACGATGGGGACGCGGTCAAGTTCGACCGGGACGTTCCGATCTCCCTTGAGGGCTTCGGGACAAAATGGATGGCTCCGATCACGGGTTGGTTCAGGAAGCGCGTCCCAATCTCCCGCGCCGACTGGGAACTGCTCATCAAGGCAGCAGCCGCTAGCGCCGGGGACGTGACCGATCACGAGCGCGAAAACGCCCTTCCCGACCTCCGCAAACAGTCCCCGATTCTCGATTCGTTGTTACGCGGTGTTACACGAGGGCCGCAGGGCGCTATCTCCCGGGTCAAGCGGATTGTCGATACCACCTTTTTTGTCACCGCCATGAACCCCGCCCAGACGCGCATGGTGCAGGAACTGATCGCGCAGGTCATCGAGGAGCGCCCGACCAAGAGCGTGGTCGGCAAGCTCATCAAGACCATGAACCTTGGCGACTTCGTAACCACCGCCCAACTGATGACCGGGACAGGGCTAACGTCCTCCCGCCTTGAAACCGTCCTGCGGACGAACACCAACCGCGCCATGACCGAGGGAAGCGCCGAAGTCCTCCGCGACGAGCGGGTGCAGGCTTTCGTCCCGCTAGTGCAATTCAGCGCCACCAAAGACCCGCGCACCCGGGACACACATCGAGCCTTTGACGGCTACGTCGGGACGATGGCAGACTTCGACCGCCTTGGGATTGCCCCGCCGCTTGGGTTCAACTGCCGCTGCGCGATTATTCCTGTCCCTGCCGCCGAGGCGATGCGCGAGCGATGGACGCGCCCAAACGGGACGATAGACCCAGCCGCTATTGCCAAGCACAACGGAGCGCGTCAACGGCTAGTGGACACGCGCCAAGTTCCTGACCCCGGTTTCGTAAACGCATAAATAAATCGCAAGGGAGATCGCTACGATGCACGACATGAGCAACACACGCAATGAAATTGCCGCCCGTCTTGGATTTGCTGCTGGCAACGGCGCGAAGACGGCGTTTGCAAATAACGACCCCGCGCTGGCTAACTTCCTTGTCAAGTACAAGGAAAACGAGAACAACAATTACCACAGCGAAAACGTTGTTTTGCTTGCCGAATTTGTTGGCTCGTCAAGCGAGATTGCTCACGCAAAGGACATCTTGCGAAAGGTTCGGGCAGCGGGTCATTTGCCTTCTGATCTTAACGACGAGCAATACTCGCTTTATAAGAACCTAGCGGCGAAACTCAAATCCAAGTATCCCGGCGCTAAGTTCTCCCGCTCCGGCGCGAAGGCGAAGTTTGCCCCTCAAATTGACGAAGCCGAGCAAGAATTAAAGGCTTGGACAAAGAAGCTCGGGTATTACCCTGATATGGCAAAGGTCAATATCAGACCTAATACCGTAATGCTTTGGTTTTACGACCAAAAAGGCAAGGCAACGCAATTAGCATCAAAGCTTCGCAGCGTTGCGGCAAGCATGAATCTTTCGCCATCCGCAATTACTTCAGAAGAAGGACGACACCCAGCGTATGACGGCGGGGCTGCTCGGGATGTTGGACAGGTGACGGTTGATTACAACCGTAGTACGAAATCCTCCCGCCCCGGCGCGAAGGACGAGTTTGGAGGCATGAAAGGTTTAGGCGATTGGACTGTTGGTTTTACTGACGTAATGAAAGAAAGAATTGCACAGCTGAAGCAACTTGCAAAGTCATTAAAAGCAACAGTTACCTTGGGTCGCGTATCTCCAAATGGAATGTACAGCGGCACGGTTACCCGGCAATATGGGCCAATGGAACCGACTGATTTGACTGCGTCTACAAAGGTCAAGCAGTTAATTAAATCGCTCGGCGGATATGAAAATGACAGTTGGCGTTATAACGCCCGCCCCGGCACGAAGACAACCATGACCCGCGAGCAGACCGAGGAGCAGAAGGCAGGGCTGAAGATCATGTCCGCCGCTGACCCAGCCGTCGGCGCGAAGATCGCCAAGCTCATCAAAGAAGGCAAGCCACAAGACCAAGCGGTCGCAATCGCGCTCGACATGAAGCGCAGAGGAGAACTGTAAATGCCCGTAATCAACACCGCCCAAGAGAACTTCCGCAAGGTCACGGTTGCTACCGTCCCTGCAACCTACACCGCAGCGCAGGCCGTTCTGCTCAACGCTGCGCCGACCAGCACAACGGGAACCGCCCTCTTGTGGGACATCAACACGGCATCGGTGAGCGGGACGAACCCTTCGCTCCTGTACGTCATGCCGTTTCTTGTATCCGCGACCACCGCGCAGACCAGCATCGGTATGCGGCTCCTTGGCTGGCGCAAGTACCTCGATGCCGCCGGGACGAGCTTCTGGTATATGCTGACCGTCCTCGCGGACTTCACGCTGACATTCACCAGCGGAACCGTGCCGAACTACACGCTTGACGTGGCGAACACGCGCACCTTCTCAGGCATCACGCAAGTGGGTGGAACCCCTGCGGCCAATCTGTACTCGCCCGCTACGGCAGCAGGCGCAAACGTGGAACCCGCCTACGCGATGGTTGACGTTGCCGGGGCTTCTTACGTCACCGCGCAATTCAAGTCGAGCGGCACGCCTGACATGGGAACCTTCTGGTCTAACCTGTAAATGAATCGAGCAAACCGTCCAAGGATGTCAAGGGTCAACGGCTCGTCCTACGCGAGCAAGTTGATGGGTCGCGCTGGTGACGGCTCGACGCTGACCCTTGACTTCACGGCGATGGGTGGAACGATTGACTCGCGCATTACGTTCAGCCGTGCAGACGCTACGGCGCTTGCTACCTTCATCAATAGCCTTGGCTACGTTGAAACCGTTGCAACGGCTCAAGCGCCCCGCTTTGACTTTGATCCGACAACGCTTGTAGCCAAAGGATTGCTCCTTGAAGGCCCAGCAACCAATCTCCTGAATTGGAGCGAGACATTCGCTACAACGGGTGGAACGAATAACAACTGGGCTGACACGAACCTCACGCGCACAAGCACCAACAACACCAGCCCGCGCAATGACGCTACGGCGCTACGGATTACCGCAAGCGCGGCAAACGGCACAATCATCAGCAGCGCCGCAATCGGGACATCAGCGTCCCGCGTCTTGTCTGTTTGGCTTCGCCGCGTAACGGGTACAGGGAACATCCAGTACACGCTAGATAACGGCACAAGCTACACAACGCAAGCAATTACCTCGTCATGGGTGCGGTATTCGTTCCCAGCCACAACCGCCGCGCAGCGCGTTGGATTCCGGATTGTGACAAGTGCAGACGCTATTGAAATATGGGGCGCACAACTAGAAACAACCATTAGCAGCTCTTACATTTCTACGGGTTCAAGCCAAGTAACCCGCGCCGTTGATACCGCCATTATTGCCGGATCAAACTTTACCTCGTGGTACACGGGCGGAACAACGGGTACGTTTGTTGCCAACTGGTACGGCGACCCGTCAACCGCAACCGCTCGCTCGGTAATCGCAACAAGCGACCAGACGACCAAGCACTTGCATATGTACCAAACCGCTTCCGCGCTCACGCTGCGGCTGGCAGACTTTGGCGCAGCGGCAACCGTCACAACAGCAAACAGCCTAGCGCCTGACGTATTGACAAAAGGCGCATTTAGTTACAACAGCACGGCTACAAGTTTATGCATGAACGGCGGCACGGTCGCTACCGGGACGCTGGCATTTAGCGCCGCCCCAACGTGGTTGAGTATTGGCGGCCCGTCTACGAACGGGACAAGCATTACCGACACGACCGTCATGCTCAACAACAGCATCAAGTCGCTCAAGTATTTCCCTGCGCGTCTGAGTGACGGTCAAATTCAAGGGCTAACCGATTTAAGCATTTCAACTAGTGCTGACATACTGGTGGTTGCAGGCGGCGGCGGCGGTGGCGGAGCTACCTTTAATCAATACGGCGCTGGCGGTGGCGGTGCGGGTGGATTGGTTTACACAACCGGGGTGACGCTTGCACGAACGACCACCTACAACGTAACCATTGGCGTAGGCTT